TTATCTCGTAAGAAAGAAGACAAAGTAGCTGGTACAGGTAGATTCCATATCATGAAAAATCGTTATGGTGGTGATGGTATGACATTTGGAGCCAAAGTAGATACATCAACAGGTCGTTTCGAGATATTTGATGACTATGAAGAAAATGATGAATCATATAACCCAGCCAAACCAGTTAATGATTTTAGTGACGTGAACGTCCAAGAAAGAGAAACTCTTAAAAAGAAGTTTTTCGAATTACAATCCTAACATTATATTAATATCATGATTACAGATGTAAGAAGTTTAAATATTTAATATTTATATCTAAATAATAATTATGAAAAACATAACTTACATTTATCTTATTGAAAATTGTTATGGTGATCCTAATAAAGTTTACATAGGTAAAACTAAAAACTCTAGAAAAAAAGATCATCAAAAAACATATGGAAACAATATTACTTATACTGTGATTGATAAAGTAAATTCTTTAGATCGAAAATATTGGAAACCATTAGAATCATATTGGATAGAACAATTTAAACAGTGGGAATTTGAAGTATTAAATAAGCAAAAAGGAGGAAGTGGAGTCACTCACCACTCAGAAGAAACCAAATACAAGATGTCATTATCACGCAAAGGAAGAAAGATCACTTGGGGAGATAAAATTGGAAAATCCAATACTAATAAAAAACATTCTGAAGAGACAAAACAAAAGATGAGAAAACCTAAATCTGTTTCAAAAAAAGGAATAGAACATAAACTCACAGGCATTAAAAGATCAAATGAAACTAAAATAAAACAAAGTTTATCACTTAAAGGAAAAACTAGATCTAAAGAATATAAAAATAAAATAAGTGATATAAAAAGCAAACCAATAGACCAATTTGATAAATTAGGAAATTTTATCCAAGAATGGAAAAGTGCTACTGAAGCAGCTTCATATATGAATAAAAAAGCTTCAGCTATATCAGAATGTTGTTCTGGTAAGAGAAAATCTATTTATGGATATATTTGGAGATTTAAAAAAGTTTAATATATTATAATAATGAGCATAATTGAAATAAGAAATTTTTACAAACCTTTTGAGTACCAACAGGCTTTTGATTTTTACAAAGACCAACATAGAGCACATTGGTTGGCAGATGAGGTGCCATTAGCATCTGATTTAGGTGATTGGAAATTAAAACTAAATGAATCTGAAAAGAATTTAATTGGTAACATTTTAAAATCATTTGCTCAAACTGAAGTACATGTTAATGATTATTGGTCAACTAAAGTATCAGTATGGTTTCCAAAACCTGAAATACAAGCTATGGCTCGTGTATTTGCTGATTTTGAGTCAATACATGCTGAAGCATATGCTCGATTAAATGAAGAGTTAGGATTAGATGATTTTCAAGCATTCTTAGAAGACGAAACATCAAAAGCTAAAATTGATCGTTTAGTAGAGACGCCAGGTGAAACATTAGAAGAAAGAGCATTATCATTAGCTATATTCTCAGCATTTACTGAGGGTGTAAATTTATTTAGTTCATTTGCTGTGTTAATGAGTTTCCAATTAAGAAACTTAATGAAAGGGACAGGTCAAATTGTTGAATGGAGTGTTAGAGATGAATCATTACATTCTAAAGCAGGATGTTGGTTGTTTAGAACATTACTATCTGAAAGACCAGATTTAGATACTGAGGACTTAAGAAACAAAGTAGCTGAAGCATGTAACTTATCAGTACAATTAGAATTTGACTTTATTGATAAAGCATTTGAAATGGGTAATATAGAAGGCTTAACTAAAGATCAGTTAAAGAATTTTATTAAAGCCCGTGCTAATGAAAAAATGATAGAATTAGGTTATAAAGCAATTTATAATGACATTGATCCAAACTTATTAAAACAAATTGAATGGTTTGGTCATTTAACAAGTGGTAAAACACATCAAGACTTTTTCGCAGGTCGCGTAACAAGTTATTCAAAATCAACAGCAGATTGGGACGATTTATAAAATAAAAATGAGCACAATAGACACAACAAATTGGATTAAAGGGAAGCATTATCCCGAATTTATGGATGAGATAGCAGTAAGCATGATCTCAAAAGGATATTTACTATCAGATGAAGATGTATTTGACGCATTTAAAAGAGTAAGTAAAGCAGCAGCACGTCGTTTACGTCGTAAAGATTTACAACCATTATTTTATGAAGCAATGGTTAAGAATTGGTTATGCTTAGCATCACCAGTGTTATCAAACTTAGGTACAGAACGTGGAATGCCTATTTCATGCTTTGGTATTGACGTTGGAGATAGTATTGAAGGCATTGCAGATGCTAACTCTGAATTAATGAGATTATCATCTCAAGGTGGTGGTGTAGGTATTGGTTTATCTCGCATTAGAGGTCGAGGCAAAGCAATTAAAGACAATGGAGTATCAGAAGGTATTGTTCCGTGGGCAAAAATTTATGATTCAACTATCTTAGCTACTAATCAAGGTAGTGTTCGTAGAGGAGCAGCCTCAGTTAACTTAAACATTAACCACCCAGACATTGAGGAATTTTTACAAATTCGTAGACCAAAAGGTGATGTTAATCGTCAATGTTTAAACTTACATCAATGTGTTGTTATTGATGATGAGTTTATGAATAAACTTGAAGATAAAGATCCTAAAGCATTAAAATTGTGGGGTGAAATTCTTAAGACTCGTCTTGAGACAGGTGAACCTTATATTATGTTTGAGGATAATATCAATAAAACTAATCCTGAAGCATATAAAAAGAATAATTTAAATGTTACTATGACTAACATTTGTTCTGAAATCGCTTTATATACTGATGAATTACACTCATTTATTTGTTGTTTATCATCATTAAATTTAGCTCGTTGGGATGAGTGGAAAGACCATACATTTGAAAATGGAATGACATTACCTGAATTGGCTTGTTGGTTCTTAGAAGGTGTGTTACAAGAATTTATTGATAGAGCTAAAAATATCAAATTCATGGAAAACACAGTTCGTTCTGCTACTAAAGGTAGAGCAATTGGAATTGGTGTTTTAGGATGGCATACATTTTTACAATCAAAAGGATTACCATTTGTAGGTATTCAAGCAACTGCTTATACTAGAATGATGTTTGACTTTATTGAAAAAGGCGCTTTAAAAGCATCTCGCGAACAAGCAGAATTATATGGTGAGCCAGAATGGTGTAAAGGTACAGGTATGAGACATACTCACCACTTAGCAATCGCACCTACAGTATCAAACGCTCATATCTCAGGAGGCGTATCACCTTCAATTGAGCCTATTCCTGCTAATGTTTATAACTTGAAAACAGCTAAAGGTGTATTCATTAAGCGTAATAAGATTCTAGAACAATTGCTTGAATCAAAAGGATACAACATTGATAGTGTTTGGGATCAAATTCTAAAAGATCAAGGTTCAGTTGTTAACTTACCTGATTATATTTTATCACCTGAAGAAAAAGAAGTATTCTTAACATTCAAAGAAATTAATCAGCTAGAGATTGTTAAACAAAATGGAGTTAGACAACAATATGTAGATCAAGCTATTTCATTGAATTTAACATTTGATCCAAATGATACACCAAAATGGATTAGCCAGGTACATAAAGAAGCACATAAACAAGGAGTTAAAACATTATACTACTTACGTACTGAATCAGTATTGAGAGGAGATAACTTACAACGTTTATCAGATTGTATCAGTTGTGAGGGGTAACATATTTATAATAAATTATTTTTAAATGAAATTATCTCAACTAAAACAACTTATTAAAGAAGAAGTAGAAGAAGCAATTGGATTTAAAGTACCTGGAGATAATAGAGACAATATGTCTCCGTATGATCAAGGAGTTAAAGACGCTATACTTGCTGTTTTAAAACTTCACCCAGACCTTGATGTTAAAGCTGTAGTAGACATAATTCAAGGAGACGAAGACCCTATAAACGAAGGTAAGTAAACACGCCCCCCAGATATAAACAAAAGTTTGGCCTTTGGGCCATTTTTTGTTATATTTAAGATATGAAAGTAGGAGCACTAGTAGAATGTATCAATGATACATGGAAACAAAAGACAATAGAAACTGTACCTAATTTACCTATCAAAGGAAAGTATTACACAATTAGGACTGTAGCACAATATCCTCATGGTATTGGTGTTACTTTAGAAGAAGTAGTCAATGCTAGAACAGTTCAATATAAGGGTCAATTATTAGAACCTAGTTTTGATGCTGAACGTTTTAGAGAATTAACTGACTTACCTGACATTGAGGAATTATTAGAAGAAGTATTTGCAGGCGAATTAACAGAAAAATAATGGTTACAGTTGAACAAGTTTTAAAAGAATTCAATCCTATATTTGGTATTGAAGCACCTCCCAAACCAGCTAAACTAGCTAAGTTTAATGTATTTTATTGGCATAGACGTTATCAAACTCATAAACCATTAGGAGCTAAAGCTCGTATTGATGATAAAATGAAAAATGGTGATTTTGAATACTCACCATACGCTAAATATATTAATTATGAGTATTGGTGGATGGCTGAAGAAGTAGCTGAAATACGCAACTCTAGTTTTACTGCTGAAACTAAATGGGAAAAAGAGCGTAATACTATTAAAATGTATAATAGACGTATTGAAAATCTAAGAAAAGATTTTGAACGTGATGAAAGAGAACGAATGGATAGTCTTCAATATAGTCTAAGACATTGGATTGGTGGTACTAAAGAACAAGTACGTACATTCATTTATGAACATGCTGAAGGTACTACTGAGGAATTAATCAACCAATACAAAACATGGCTAAAGAATCTACCAGAAAATGATCTTCCTTACTAAAAAAAGTAGTTTGGCCTTATTTAGAAGCATATTTATATTAAACCAGTTATGAAAAAACCTAGAATTAAAATCTCTCATGAAGTACCATTAGCAGTACTTCCAGTATCAAAAACATTTAATGACTACGATTATTGTCTACCTCATTTGTTAGATAAAGAATATGACTATTTCGCATATTTTGAAGAAGCAAAGAAAGAAGGCAGATATATTATCATGGATAATAGTTTACATGAGTTAGGTCATGCTTATGAAACTGAACGTCTATTACATTGGGTAAATTATTTTAAACCAAATGAATTTATTGTTCCTGATGTATGGCAAGATATGCAAGGTTCTATTGATAATGCTGCTGAATGGGCTCATATTGAATTACCTGAAGAAACATTAAAAGTAGCTGTTGTACAAGCAACTTGTATTGAAGATGCTGCTGAGTGTTATTTAAAATATAAAGCATTAGGCTATAAGAAAATAGCATTCTCATATGGCGCAGGATATTATAAAGAACACTTTAATCATATTAACCCAGCTATATCAACAGCTATGGGTAGAGTAAATGTTATTGGTACTTTACATGCTGCTGAAGTAATTGATGATAGTGATAGAGTTCATTTATTAGGATGTGCTGTACCTCAAGAATTTATATTCTATAAGGATATGAAGTTTATTGAAACAATAGATACATCTAATCCTATCATGGCTGCTTTAGAAGGTAAATTATACACCAATCAAGGTTTGGATGAAAAACCAATACTTAAAATTGATCATGCTATGAATATGCCTGTTGAAATGATTGACTGGGTTAAAATGCATGTTAATGTAAATAAATTTAGAGAAATTAATCAATTAGATATAAAATTAAAATAATAAGAGTTATGAGTTGGATTAGTATTGACGTAGATTTAGATGATGTTTATGATAACATGTGTAGCCGTGATAGAGAAAGAATGGTTGATTGGCTAAAAGATGATGGGCATATACCTGACCTAGAAGGTTATGATATCCCACCAAGTATATCATTATTAGAATCTCAATTTCATGATAAATTAATTGGATTATCTTCAAAGTTTTACTCAATGAGTAATGAAGAAATAGAAATTATTGAAAACTTATATAAAAAATATTGTTAAAATGAAGAAACAAGCAGTGTTATCACTAAGTGGAGGAATGGATAGCTCCACACTATTGCTTCATCTACTTGCCAATGGCTATGAAGTTACAGCGTTATCATTTGATTATGGACAAAAACATAATGTAGAATTAGAACGTGCTAAAGATTTAGTTATGTATTTAAATCAACAATCTGGGCCTAATGCTCTTATCAAACCAATTAAACATCAAGTAATTAAATTAGATGGATTACAACAATTACTAAACTCAGCTTTAGTAACTGGAGGGGAAGAAGTACCTGAAGGACACTATGCTGAAGAAAATATGAAAGCAACAGTAGTTCCTAATCGTAATAAGATATTTAGTTCTATTATTCAAGCAGTTGCATTGTCAATTGCTGAACAAAAGAATACTGAATGTGCTATTGCAATGGGTATTCATAGTGGTGATCATGCTATTTATCCTGATTGTCGTCAAGAATTTAGAGATATCGATTTTGAAGCATTCAAAGCAGGCAATTGGGGAGCTGAAAGAGTATATCATTATACCCCGTATTTAGATGGAGATAAATACTCTATCTTACAAGATGGTGACAGTTGTTGTGAGTGCTTAGGCCTTGATTTTAACGAGGTATATACGCGCACTAATACATCTTATAAACCAATTTATATACCCTATCCTGAGAGTACATCTAGAGTAGAAGAAGCACATAGAACCAAATTTGGAGAATGGTACTCAGATTACAAATCAGCATCATCTGTAGAACGAGTTGAAGCATTTATGAAACTTGGAAAACCAGATCCAGTAGCATACGCTGATGAAACAGGTCCTGTAAGTTGGGAAACAGTAGTAGAACATGTAAAAACAATTTTAAATAATCATAACAATGCCAGTATCTAAAAAACGAGGTGGTAAGAAAGCCCACAACAAGCGAATTGCAAAACGTAATGAAACAATCGCTAAAAACAGATTAATCATGGAACGTAAGTTTATGGCCATGTTAAAAGAACAAATGCAACGACAAAACCCTGAAACTGAAGACAATGCCTAAAGAATTATTTTACTACACAGCACCTTGGTGTAATCCATGCCAGACATTAGGTCCAACAATGGATGAAGTCGCCAAACAAATACCTGTCCGTAAACAAAACATAGACTACACTGACCCAGCTGTTTTACAAGCAGCTAATGTTCGAAGTGTCCCTACTGTTATATTAGTAGAAGATGGA